CATAAGGGCGATTGAGAATCGTGTCGGGGATTCCGTCAGAAATTGAAGCCTGCCAGATGTAGTTGCCGTTGCTGTCCTTGACCTTGCGGAGTGCCTTGACGGTCTGCTCGTTAAGAATCCAAACAGCCTTTTTTCTGTACGGGGATTTCAACGAGTAGAAAAGTTCCATCATGTCATCAAATGTGATTGTCGCACCGGTTGTGGTTGCACCATTTTCTGCACCGCCGATGTCTGAAAAAATGCCGGTAGGTTTGCCCTTGCCGTCACCGGTAAGAAACGCTTCTTCTTCCTTTGCACCGATTCTTCTTCCGAATTCCTTAGCGATGTACGCAGGCAGGTCGAAAACGCTGTCATTGAGAAGCTCTTCCGAAATCTTGATAGCTGTACCGACCTTGTAGGCGGAGAGGGCAATCTGACCGAAAGTATCATCGGAAAGGGAGTACGCCTCTTCCTCTTCGAGCCACGCAGCCTCGCCCTTTGAGGTCACAATCGGAATTTTTCTGTCGCCGCTTGAAGTGTTGATTTTGGTTGCCAGTGGACGGAAAATATTCTCTTCTTCAAGGCTCTCAATCAGTTTCTTCTCAAACTCGTCCGGACAAAGATAACCGCCCTCAGAATCCGTGCCAATCTGCAAATCGTTGCGGACATCAACAAAATTTCTGTTGCGGATGTTGTTCCAGAAAGCGTCCCTGTACTTATCGGTTGCAATGGACGGCTTCGTAGGGTCGATGGTGCGACTTCCCGGCTTGTTGGTAATTGGTTCAGATGTGGGAGCATTCATCTCCGCCTCGATGGTTGCCTGTCTCTCCAGACGCTGAATCTCCTTGCCGAGGTCAACAATCTGCTGCTCGTAGGCATCGTATGTCTTGCTGTCCTCTTCGGAAAGCGTGCCGTTTGCCTGTCTCTTACTGTCTAGGAAATCACGGGCGGTGTCCCATGCCTTCGCTCTCTTTTCTCTCAGTTCCTGAATGGTCATAGTCAATTCCTCCTTAGTATTTCAGTAATTCCAGCCGCTTTTCAAGTTGTGAAATTGGTGTACCACCGCCATGTTCAGCAGTGATTTTCTGCATAAATGAAGCCATTGTTTTATTTGAAGAGTAGAGCATGGCAGATGCAGTTTTCTGCGTTTTGCTGTCATCCTCTTCGGGAGTTTCATCCTCATCCGGTGTATCTTCATCGGATTCGTCCTGTTCATCTTCCTCCGGTTCGGGAGCATTTTTCTTATCGTCAAAAAGAATGCCGTCCACAAAGCCAAGCTGTAGTGCTTTTTCTGCATTCATCCACGTTTCTTCATCCATCAGCTTTGAGATTTTGTTGCGGCTTAGACCCGTTTTTCGGACATAAGCGTTGATGATTCCTTCCTTGACTTCCTCCAGAAGTTCAATCGCTTTTTCCATGTCAGCCTTGTTTCCGCTTGCTAAAGTCATGGGGTAGAGTAGGAAAATGCCGCCTTATCACATTACTGTGACAGGTTTGCACAGACCCCTCCCCGAACCGTGCTTACCCCTCTCGGAGTACACGGCTCTCCATTTATGCTGATTACGTATTTAAAGTTCTACCATGAATTCTATAATGGCATCGTTTACAGACCACAAGTGTTTTTCTTTTTCTTGAAATCATAACTTTTTCCCAGAGTTCTTTTCCTTTTAAATTCTTCATTCTGTTTACATGATGAATTTCAAAATCCGTGTTTTCTGCACCACACAGTTCACATTTTTTCGCATTTATACGCTTGTCAAGTTCGCTGTAGCCGTAATACGTACTCACGATAATATCAATGTTCATGGAGTATCTCGATGACTTCTTTTTCCTGATATCGGAGAATCGAGCAATAGGCATATATTTTTTGCCGTTTTTAGTTTCATATGTAATTGCCCATGTATTACCATATCTGTATTTATCAATTATCTTTCCGATACTCATTTGATGCTTTCTTGCAAGTGTTTTTAAGCAGCTATATTCCATTAGATATACAAAATAATCCAACTTACTATAGTTACTTGCGATGCTGTAGTAGTTGCAAATTCCTCTGGTAATTGCATTAAAGCTGTCTACAATTTCAAGGTCTGTATTATTCACAAGAGCATTTCTGTGAATAGGTTTTAATTTACCATTTTCATCAGCTACCGCTAAGTTCTTATCAAATAAAAGCCGTTCTATCTTTTCTTGCAAAGGCATAAGTAACTCAACTGTCTGGTTGAGTGTTCTTTGCACAACGCCGTCAGAACGTTTCTTTAATTGATTATTTCGTCTTACCCGAATCTTGTAACCCAAAAAGTCAGCACACTCTGAGCTATGCGTTATCTTTGTCTTTTCGTCACTTAATTCAAGTTTGAGATTATCTCTCAGAAAATCTTTTAAGAGATTTTTTATCCTCTGGCAATCTTCTTTTGTGCCATTGACACCAATCAAAAAGTCATCGGCATATCTGACATATACTATTTTTTTATCACTGGAATCCTTTGCAGGAATTTGACACAGCTCTTTTTTATGTCGTTTTAATTCTGAAATCAAAATGTTTTTTTCGTCGGCATTTGTGCATTCATTGATTGATTTTTTTATTTTTTCAATCTGCCAGCATTTTGCTGTATATTCATGTGTTAGTTTCCTTTTTGCAGGTGCATCAAAACTTTTCTTAATTTCTTCAATCTTTAAGTCAAGTTCATGGAGATAGATATTTGCTAAAATTGGTGATAAAATACCGCCTTGCGGTGTTCCACTGTAAGTTGTGTGGTACTTCCAATTTTCAAGATATCCTGCTTTCAAAAACTTTCTGATAAGATTGATGAATCTGGAGTCCTTGATTTTCCGTGATAGGATTGATAACAATACAGCGTGGTCAATGCTGTCAAAACAGCCTTTTATATCACCCTCTATGAACCATTTCACACCATTAAAACCTTTGCTTATCTGTTGTAATGCTGTGTGACAGCTTCTGTTCGGACGAAATCCGTGTGAACGGTCACTGAATATTGGTTCATAAATTGCTTCAAGGTACATTCTGATACAATCCTGCACTATTTTATCTTTGAAAGACGGAATGCCCAAAGGACGTTGTTTTCCATTTTTCTTGGATATGTATATTCTCCGTACAGGTTTCGGCTCATATGTTCCGCTTGACAGTTCGGAAATGATATTTTCAATGTATTCTTTTCCGAAACTGTCTACTGTATCATTGTTTGTTCCTTTAGTAGCTGCCCCTTTGTTTGCGTATAGATTTCTGTACGACATGACGTATATATCTTCTCTTAAAAGATAGCGGTAAAGACGTGTGAAAACACCATCCTTGTGGTTTAAAGAACTATTTCTGATACGTTCCAAAATTTCGGTTGTTGGTTTCATTGAGGTTTCTCCTCCCTTTCAACTTTCTTTTTGAAGTCGCATAAACTGCGTTCCTTCGCCATGTAAGAGTTATTATCTCTCTCAGACTACTATGAACGCTCCGTACCCTTGCAGAATATTCAGGTCATTTCCATAGCTTTTCAGCGTTTCTGTTTAGGGTATCTCCAGTTAACATTTTCGCTTGATATAGGAATTGTCGGTTTCGCTTTCGGTTACTTAACACAAGTTCTCTTGCTCATGGTACAGTTTTGTAATCACGCTTTTGACCACAACCCTATCAAAAGCCACTGTACACAAGGTTTCAGGCTAATTTCCTTGCTCCTATGATAACGGACATATAACCTCGCATTCACCAAATACAGGTTAAACCTCATATTCCCTTGTCATTGCAGTTCAGTCGTACCCTTTAGCCTTTGGATAACTTACTGCTTTCCTGTCATGCTATGTTCCCGTATCAGCTTTCGCCTTTCGGTTAGACAGTTTGACTTTCCCGTGATTATGGGAAGTAGTACCAATTATTCTACTATCGAAAATGCCCTATCTGGACGCACGTTATGAATCATCAAATATCCCGTAGGACTAATAAGAGTTTCATCTCCGGACATCGCAACAACCGATGCTGCCGAGGCCGCAATGCCGTCTATTTTGACAGTAATTTTGCCTTTGTGGTTACGCAACATCGTGTAAATCTGACTTGCGGAAAAGCAATCACCCCCCGGACTATTCAGCCAAATGGTCAGATTTCCATTGATTTTTGACAGCTCATCACGAAACATAGCGGGGGTGATTTCATCACCCCACCAGCATTCATTAGAGATAGGACCGTCAAAAATCAGTTCCATTTCTCCGGTACTTTCGTCTTTCACGAAATTCCAGAATTTCTTGCTCATTTCTCTTCCTCGCTTTCGTTTTTAGTGTAAGCAATCCCAGCGTCCTGAAGTCGGCTCATCGAACCGTTGCAGAGGTAGAGATTACCTCCAAATTCCTCCGGAATTGCGTTCATATCTTCCAGTTCACGGATATCGTTTGCCGACATCCAACCGTTCTGACGAGCAGTCGCATAGCCCTGCATTCTGCTTGCATAGTCGCCACGAAGAAGCCCTTCCACGTTAAATTTGACGAAATACTTTCCCTTTTCGTTATCTGAGAGCAACGCTTTTTGCAGGCTCTGTTCCCAACGCACAATCCAAGGGTCTAACGAGTATGTCACAAATTCAAGGGACAATTGTTCGATATTGCTGAACGTCATTCTGTCAAGAACATTTATCATATGCAGGGGTACACGATAAAGGCGAGCGATTTCCTCAATCTGAAACTTTCTCGTTTCAAGGAATTGTGCCTCGTTGTTGGGAATCGCAATCGGTGTGAACTTCATGCCCTCTTCGAGGACGGCAACCTTGTGAGAGTTTCTCCCGCCGTATGCACTATGCCATGCATCACGAACTCTTTCGGGATTTTTAATCACGCCCGGATGCTCCAGAACGCCCGACGGAGAAGCCCCGTTTCCGAAAAAAGAAGCTCCGTATTCCTCGCAGGCAATAGAAATGCCGATTGCATTTTTCGCCATTGCAATCGGAGAATAACCCACAAGGTAGAGTAGGGGAAACCGCCTTACTACATTCCTGTAGTAGGTTTGCTTGCCCCTCTCCCCAAACCGTACTTACACCTCTCGATGTATACGGCTTTCCATTGTTATTTGGTATTAGAAACTCTTTTACTGTGAATTTTCTTGTGGCATTCCTCGCAGACAACTATTGTTTTTCTTCGTTTTGCAATCATTACTTGCTCCCAAAATGCTTTACCTTTTAGGTCTTTTACTTTGTGAACATGATGAATGTCATAGTGTTCTGCATCGGTGCTTCCACATAATTCACAGACTTTTGCAGCTAACCTCTGTTCAAAGACGGTTTTGGTTCTTGAATGCCTTATTGCTGTTGTGTCAAAAGTATCTGTGAAATACCTTGATTCTTTGCATTCACTGAAATCAGCGAAATAGCAATAACATTTACCTTTCTTGTTTTGGTACTCTATACGCCATTTGCCTTTTCCGTCTTTGTTCCTTCTTATGATTTTTGCTATTGTTGTCTTGTGCTTACAAGCAAGGGTTTTAAGGCAACTGTACTCCATCAGGTAATCAAAATAATTTAACTTCCCAAAATTGCTTGCTAAAGAATAGTAGTTGCATATTCCCCTTAGTTCGGCGTTGTAGGCAGTAATAATTTCAAGGTCACTGCATCTTGTAAGGGACAGGCGTGCCCATGGCTTGACTTTTCCGTCTTTTGTTTGAACTATTATTTTCTTATCAAACAAAAACTTCATAATCTTGTCACTTAGTGGAATTGCTAATTCTGCTGTCTGGCTCAATGTCCGCTGTGTGGTATTTCCCGCTTTGCGAACATCGTTGTTTCGCCTTATCCTCACATCATAGCCTAAAAATCTTGCATAATCGCTGCTGTGTGTAATCAAGGTTTTTTCTTCTGAAAGTTCCATTTTGAGTTCATTTGAGATAAACTCTGACAGCTTTTGCTTTATCGTTTGACAGTCCTCTTTATTGCCATTTACTCCAATAAGAAAATCATCGGCATATCGCACATATTTAATTTTCTTGTCAATCTGTGCTTTATATGGGATTTTTAGCAGTTTTGCCCGAATTGCTCTTTTCTGCTTAATCAGCAATTCACGCTTTGTTCCCTCTGCACTCTCAATTAGTGGATCTAATTTTCTCATTTGATATCTGACTGCCTCGTATTCCTTACTTGCATAGTTCTTTCCCTTGTGGTTAAAGTCTTTTGCAAGTTCGTCAACGAATTTGTCAAGTTCATGCAGGTATATATTTGCAAAAATCGGAGAAACAATACCGCCCTGCGGTGTTCCACTGTAGGTTGCATTATACTTCCAATCTTCCATATATCCTGCTTTCAGAAACTTCCATATCAGTTTGATTAGTCTTGCATCCTTGATTTTTCTGCCAATAATCTCAACCAGTTTTGCATGATTGATATTATCAAAACAGCCTTTTATATCGCCCTCTACAAACCAACGTATGCCATTGAAGCCTTTTGTAATTGATTTTAATGCAGTATGACAGCTTTTATTTGGTCTGAAACCATGAGAACAGTCTAGAAAAACAGGCTCATAAACTGCTTGCAAAATCATTCTCAAAACTTCCTGCACAAGCTTATCGGTAAAGGTTGGTATGCCTAACGGACGCTTTTTTCCGTTTGTTTTATTCACATACATACGTCTTGACGGACTCGGCATATAGCTTTCGTTTTGTAGCATATTGATAATTTTCATTATCTTTTCTTCACTGAAACCGTCTGCTGTATCCTCATTAACGCCTTTTGTTGAAGCACCGTTATTGGCATATAGGTTTTTATAAGCTACATAATAAATATCAGGACGAAGCATATATCTGTATAACCTTGTAAATACTTCATCTTTATTTTTTTGTGAGTTTCTGCTTACTCTTTCTAAAATTTCGATTGTTGGTGTCATTGAGGTATTCCTCCCTAACTTTTTCCATTTTAGTACATAACAACTGCGTTCCTTTGCCATGTAAGAGTTATTAACTCTCTCGGACTACTACGAACGCTCCGTTGCCTTGACGGATATTCAGTGTCATCTTCCTTGCTTTTTACACTTAGAATTTATCACCTTTCGGCATTACACATAGCCATAAGGCATTCCGTTTTAGGCAATCCCCAGTTAACATAATGAGTTGGTATGTGAATTGTCGGATATGCTTTTGTTTCTTTACCACAGGTTCTCCTGCAGGTTACATGAGTGGATTGACAACTGAATGAACGACGGCTTTACTCATTCATACTCATGTCAAGGGTGACAGATACTTTCCCTTGTCGTGGATTAACCGAAACTTGAAACTTGCCTTAACCAAACGCAGGTTTATCCTCGTATTCACTTAGCGTTGCAGTTCAGTCGTGATAAATTATCTTTAATCAACTTACTGCTTTCCTGTTATGCTATACTCCCGGTCCGCTTTCGCTTTCCGATAAAACAGTTCGCTTCATGCGTTGTCTTACATGGTAGTACCATTTTTTCTACTTCTCATTATGCCCTATCTGGGCGCACACCATCGTATCCAAGCCCCGGAATATGCAGCACATCTTCTGAACGGAGAATAATATCGCCCTGATTTTTCAAGTTCGGATTTGCCTCATCATATCGGCTATAGATGTATATCAGGCGATTTTTTTCATCACGGTCAACCTTTACCTTGTCAGGCATCAGCGGATACAAACCGATAACGTCACCACGTCCGTTTCGGATAATCTGTGCATAGGCATTGCCGTAAATCAGCAGATGAGACATCAGCGTTTCTCTGAAAACAAATGAGGTCATTTCCGGATTTGGCTGGTCGTGAAGCAAAAAATATAGCGGGTGCATCGGCACTCGCTCTTTTCCTTTATCGGTGTATTGATAGACGTGCAGTGGAAGCTGTGCAATCGCCTCCGACAACACCCTTACGCAGGCATACACGGCGGTATGCTGCATTGCTGTTCTGTCATTGACACGCTTTCCGCTGTTTGTCCGTCCGAAAAAATAGCTGTAGGACGGGCTGTCGTAGCTGTTCTTTGGCTTGTCACGGCTATGAAAAAGTCCGCTGAAAATGCTCATAAAATCACTCTTTTCTCAAATAATAAACAGTTCTCTGTTGTCGTAAATCGACGCTCCGGAATCGCCCGAACCGCATCGGATTGCACGGTCAAGTGCCATAATCAACGCTACCGCACCGTCAATTTTCTCCGTGGATTTTTCCTTATCGGGCTTGATATTTCCGGCAGGATCACGGCGAATGAAGATGTTATCCATCATCCAGCGCAGGACGGGTTGACCGCCGTGGGCGAGTTTTTTCTCAAGGGTCAATTTCATCAGTTCTTTCGTAGGAGGGCTCATGTCTTTAAAGCCCTGACC